TATAGGAGAAGAAGTTAGCCAAGACTCTAATGAAGGAGACATAACGTTACCAGCAGAATTTGTTTTAGATAATAATACTTTAGTATTATTAGATACTCCATTAGAGCAGCAAAAAATATTTGTTGTTCGCAGGTTAGGAAAAATTTGGAATGATGAAGGCAAAACGCTTGCAGAAAGCGAAAATGGTTTAGCAAAATTTATTAGAGCGTTTACGGTAGAATTACCAAGATAAATATATTTGGGATATAAAATGACAGATAAAATACAAGATAAAAACGGTGTGCTAATACAAGGGTTTATTAAAATTTTTGACCCTGAGTCAAATGATATATTAGTAGAAAAAAGAAATGCAATTCATTATGAGAATATGAGTGTTGCACTGGCAAAGAGTATTGGTAATGCAGGCAATGGATGGATTTATGAAATGGATTTTGGTAATGGGGGTACAATTGTTGATCCTACAGGAATAATTACTTACTTGACTCCTAATAATGTTGGTACTAACGCAGCATTATACAATAAAACTTACTCAAAAGTAGTTGATGATAGAAGTATTAATAATACCGATCCAATAAGAAACAAACTTGAAATTAGACACGTAAGTGGCACGAATTATTCAGATGTTCTAATAACTTGTTTATTAGATTATGGAGAACCTTCTAATCAAGATGCATTTGATACAGCATCAGATGCTAATAGTTTATATGTTTTTGATGAGTTAGGTTTGAAAAGTTGGGACTCAAATGGCGAAGGTAAACTTTTAACGCATGTAGTCTTCCATCCAGTTCAAAAAAGCTTAAATAGATTAATACAGATAGATTACACTGTAAGAGTTCAAAGTTTATCTGGAATAATAGAAGGATAATAAATGGCATATACAATACCTTACACGGACGAAGCTAATAAAGGCACAATTAACGTTGAAGACAATACAATTAATCAACAAACCAGTGTCAAATTGCCAGGAAGAAACACAACTGCGTATGGTACAGCAATTGCAGAAAATTTTTTACATTTATTAGAAAATTTTTCTGCAACATCAGCGCCTTCGAATCCAGTTGAAGGACAGTTATGGTATGATTCTACTTTAGGAGTAGAACAATTAAAAGTATTTGATGGAACAAATTGGGTTTCAGCTGGAGGATTAAAGAAAGCACAAACTGCACCTGAAGCAAATCAAAGTTTATTAGGCGATTTATGGGTAGATACTGATAATCAACAGCTTTATCTATTCAGCGGAAGCGGTTGGGTTTTAGTAGGCCCAGAATTCAGCCAAGGACTTGTTACAGGTGTTACTGCAGATATTGTTGTAGGAACTGATGATCAAAATTACAGTATTTTGTTAGTACAAATTGCTGCAAATACAATGGCAATAGTTAGTACAAATTCTTTTACTCCTAAAATAAAAATTCCTGGGTTTACAGTAATTAATCCAGGTTTTAATTTAAGCGCAAACAACATTTCAGGTTCAGGTGTTTCTAAATATTATGGTATTGCTGAAAAAGCTGAAAATTTAATTATTAATAATAACACTGTTGCTGCAGGAAATTTTTTAAGAGGCGACACAACTAGTAATACAAGTTATCCAATTAATATTAGGAATAACGTAGGAATAAACTATGGTATTAATGCAGAATTAAATATCGGAGTTTCGGGTAATACCGGGGTTATACAACACAATGTGGCAGGGTCAAGTATTGATGTAAAAGTTAAAAATGATGGATTGTCTCAGACTGTTATAAGAATAGATAGTGATTTACAAGTTGGAATTAATAATTTAGCTCCTGCAGAAGCATTGGATGTAACAGGAAATATACTATCCAGTGGAACTGTTTCGTCAAATAGTACAGAAAATGCAATTAGTTTAAATTCAGGAGCAATAAAAACATTAGGAGGTCTTTCTGTAAGTCAAGATGTATATATTGGAGGTAAATTAACTGTTTTAGCAGAAACAAAAACTAATAATGTAGTACCTGATCAAAGTAATTTTAGAGATGTAGGAGCAAAAACTTTACCATATGCAAATATATATGCAACAAAATTTGTAGGAAATTTAGAAGGTAATGTAAGCGGAACAGTAAGTGGAAGGGCCGGATCTGCTGACAAGCTTACTTCTCCTACTACTTTTAGGATAACCGGAGATGTAAGTGCAGATGATATTGTTTTTGATGGGCAAACTGGCACCAGTATAAAAAACTTTCAAACTACAATATCAAATGAAATTGTTGCAACTAAGCCTAATATTTTAGTTTCTCAAGCAGATGACGAATTTTTGTTTAACAGAGTTACTGGTAATACTGGATTAAAAAAGATTTCAAGACAAAATTTATTAGCAGCCGTTCCAATACTGCCAGTAGGTTCTATTGTACCATATGCTGGATTATCTGCTCCTGTTAATTGGTTGTTGTGTGATGGTGCGGAAGTTTTAATTTCTGATTATACTGCTTTATTTGACATAATTGGAAGAACATATAAGGCTATACCGCAAACAGGGTACTTTGCTTTACCTGATTTGAGAGGTAGATTTGCTTTAGGTGCCGACAATATGGGAGGTAATAGTGCAAATATTAATACCACAATAGCAGCAGATACAATTGGTGCAGTTGGCGGAGCTTCGTCAGTTACACTTCAAAAAAATAACTTACCAGACCATAAACATAATTTACGAGGTGATAGTGGAGATCAGTATTATGCTGTAAGAGATTTGCCAGGTACTCCTAATGATTTAGAAGCTGTATTGTATGATGCACCTACAGCAACTGGTGCAGGGCAAGCTTTGCCAAATAGTGGTGGTATTTTGACGGATACTGCTTTAGCTCAACCGTTTGATGTAATCAACCCGTTTTTAACAATGAATTACATAATTTATGCTGGACAAGGATAATCAATGAGTTATAGGATAAACAGAACTGATGGCGAATTAATTGTTGACTTAACAGATGGTATTGTTGATGAAACAACAACAGATTTGACATTAATTGGAAAAAATTACAAAGGCTTTGGAGAATTTTTAAATGAAAATTTTGTAAAATTACTAGAAAATTTTGCATCAACTTCTAATCCTACAAATCCTCTTACAGGTCAATTATGGTATGACAAACAAGATCAAAAATTGAAAGTTTTTGACGGAACACAATTTCGCTCAGCTAGCGGAACAATAGTAAATAGTTCGCAACCTACAAATTTAATTGCAGGAGATATTTGGATTGATAATGAAAATAATAGATTATATCTCTTTGATGGAACGGATTTAACTTTAGTAGGGCCAACATATAATGCAGGGCAAGGGAAAACTGGTTTTGAAACTGATACACAAGTTGATACTAATAATATAACGCATGTTATTTTAAAACTCTTTATAGGTGGTCAACTTTATGGTGTATATTCCCCCGAGACATTTATTGTTCCTATAAATTTTGCAATACCAGGGTATTCTACTGATCCTGATGATATAGAATTTCCACCAAGACAAAAATTGTATAAAGGATTTAATGTTGCACGTGGCAGCGATGAATCAGGCACTTCTGGATTTTGGTATAACGGCACTGCTACAAGTGCAAAAGGCTTAATAGACGATGTTGGTAATATTAAAACTGCTGAAAATTTTATGGCAAGCGACGGAAATGCTACTACAATCGGAAGTCTTAAAATTAAAAATAGTGCAGGGTTAAGTGTAGGTGTTGGAGACAGTGAATATGTGGTTTTAAAAGTAACTGGTAACACAAGTATTTTAGAATGTCAACAAATAAATGCTGATTTTGCCTTAAGAGTAAGGCAAGGTAGTTCATTTATTAATCCAATTTATGTTGATGCATCGTCTGGAAATATGGGTGTGTATACAACTGCTCCTACGCATACTTTGGATGTAAATGGAGATATGCAAGTAAGAGGATCATTATATGTCCAAGGTGATTCTGCATTTATTAACACAACCACATTGCGAGTATTAGATAAAAATATTGAATTGGGCTTGTTAGACGATAGCACAGAAGGTGACGATGTAACTGCAGACGGTGGCGGAATTATTTTAAGAAGTAGTAATTCGTCTAAAGATTTAATATGGAACAGAAGTTATGCTGCATGGTCTAGTAATCAAAACTTTAATTTAACAACTACTCCAGTTAACAGTCAGCCATGCTTTATGATAGACGGAACTAAAATTTTAGATAAAGATGAGCTTAATGTAAGATACGCTTTTAGTTTAGAAAGAGTCGGTGTACTGTCAGAATTAACAATTGATGATTTATATTTTGACGGTAATAGTATACAAAGAATAAATGGCACCGGACTTTATATAAATGTAGGAGGTCCTGTAACACTTAATAATTTAAATATAACCGGACTTGCAACACCAGTAGGTTTAACTGATGCCACACATAAGGATTATGTAGATACTTTAGTAAATTCACAACAGTTAAATTTTCAAATAGATGCGACGGGTTTAACCGATCCTAATGATATATCAATTGGTGATGGACCAATTAATTCTATTAGAAGTTTGATTGAATTGTTAAGACCTGCTAGTACTGTAGAAGCTGGAACTGTAGCAAAAATACTAGTTACATCATATGATTCAGCTACAGTTCAAAATATACCAGTTACCGTAGAAACTAATAATACAGGAACTTTACAAATTAGTTATATTCCAGTTAGAGACCAATTAGGAACTGGAACTGAAGCAGTTGTCCAAGATATTGCAGCAAATAGTGATACTTCAGGGACTGTGCAATTAATCGTGGTTCGTTATATATATGAATTTAACGCACAAGCAAACATTTGGACGTATGTAACAAGGACAATATTTAATTAAAGGAGAGGTGTCAAAATGGCTTACATAATTAATAAATTTAATTCGGCCCAGTTAACTGTAGTTGAGGACGGAACTGTAGATCAAACTACTGATATTAAGTTAGTTGGAAAAAATTATGCAGGATATGGAGAAATACAAAATGAAAATTTTATATTTCTATTAGAAAACTTTGCAGGAGGCAATGAACCTCCAAAAGCTATTGCAGGTCAAATTTGGTTCGATAGTACAAATAGTAAATTAAAGTTTTATGACGGAACAAAATGGCGAACTACTGGTGGTGCGGAAATAAATAACTCTGCTCCAGCAGGGTTAGCAGAAGGAGATTTTTGGTGGGATAACAATAATGAACAATTGTATGCATACAATGGTACTAGTTTTGTTTTAGTAGGGCCACAAGGTGTAGGAGATTCTGTAACTAGATTTCAAAGTAGGACAATTCTAGATACAAACGGTACTCCAAAAGCTGTAATTGTTTCTATTGTAGAAGATGAAATCATTCATATAATCAGCTCAAATGAATTTACAATAGGCGGTCAAGATTCTCCTGATTATCCAGGATTTGATGTAGTTAGACAAGGCATAACTCTTAAAAATACTGTAAATGCAAATAATGGTGTAACTAGCACAGGACACAGATTCCATGGTACAGCAAGTAATGCAGAAAAATTAGGAGGAGTAGCAGCAGATCAGTTTATTAAATCTGGAGAGGCTAATTTTTCAGACTCAGTTGAATTTGCAGATACAGGATTCACAATTGGTGCTTCAAATGATATTGTAATTAGAGTAGTAAATGATGATAAAGCATTAATTTCTAATCAACAAGGTACAGAAATGTACTTTCAAGTTAATAATGTTTTGTCTCAGCAAAAAATGCCATTGCGATTGAATGCAAATGTTGTATTGCCCGGATATGCAGATGTTAACAATCTTACTGGTGTAAACACTGTTGATATTGGATCCGAATCGGCTTCTTTTGGAAATGTTTACGCAACTGATTTTAAAGGTAGAGCAACTTCAGCAGGTTCTTTAGAACTTAATGGTATAGCAGTAACAGCAACTACCGGAAATGTTGCTAGCACTATTGTTGCAAGAGATGCTAGCAGGAATATCGAAGCCAATTATTTTATTGGAACAGCAACTCAAGCTCAGTATGCTGACTTAGCTGAAAAATATTTGCCAGATCAAATGTATGATCCTGGCTATGTTTTAGTATTTGGTGGAGAAAAAGAAGTTACTACTACTACAATTAATTGTGATTATAAATTAGCAGGAGTAGTATCAACAGATCCTGCATATTTAATGAATAGTACTCTTATGGGTGTAGCTATAGCATTAAAAGGAAGAGTTCCATGTAATGTTGTTGGTCCAGTACATAAGGGAGATATTTTAGTAACCTCAACTACAGCCGGTGCCGCTACAGTTTGGCCAGTT